CGCACAAAAACTGTCACGACGTCCTGCAGACTTGGGGCTCTTTGCAGCTTGCTTAGCTGAAACTGGAGGCTTTAAGTTGCCGCCTGTCTTACTGTTGTAAGCATCACGACCTTTTTGGTTTAACCCGCCTTTAGGATTTTGTCCTTCCTTGCGCGCCCAGACAGCTCCGCCCTTTGCAACAAACAAAGTGCCTCCGCCTTTACCAAACTTGTGATCGTTTACCATGTTGAGATCGCCGTACGTTTCCAGGTATCAGTTGCCACACAGACGTAGACATAGCTTGAATCCCAGCAAATGTCCCCAGTAGTACCAGTTGCCGAAGCGGAAGCTGGTGTCCTGGTGACGGGAATGTTGAGGGTGTTGCCAGTGATACCAAAATTGCCGTTGCTGTTAAAAGTTGCAACTGCTGTGGCCGTTGCTCCTGCAGCCATCAACAAGACTTGCAAGTTAAAAGCTTCGGTGCCCGAACCAACGTTGGTGGTGACAGCAGAAAGCAAGGCACCAATCTCAACGTTACTGGCTGAAGTCTCACACTGGAAAGCAAGGCGTGTACCAATACCGGCAGCCGCCGTACCGGAAGTCTGATGACTTAAGGTTGCAGCCGTGGCTGGCGTGGCAGTATTAGCAGTTTCAACAAGCAGGGTTGGGGCTGAGTTGGCAAAAGCTTTGACCTGGTCTGATGTCAGCTTAACCGAAGTGGACGACTGGACAGACTCAAAAAGCTCGGTACCAACAAGCGTGGTGCCTGCAGGTAAGTCCGTGATCTTTAGGTTTGCCATGGCTTAGTCCGCGTTCTTGATATAGATGCCCTCAAACTCAGCAGACACGTTTGACGGGGACGTCGAAGCAACAGCCCTGACTTCAATGTCTGTCTTTTCGGCAAAAGCAAGAGGTGTATGCAAGTCAAGCACAAAATCACCATTGCCTGGAACCCGAGACGAGCTTTGCTGTCTAAACACGCCACCCAATGGGCGTTGGATCAACTGGAAGTTCGTCCATGCGTTTGCATTTGTATTGCCAGACGTATAGAACAAGCCTGTCAAATACAGGGTATAGCCCGCTGGCACAGTCCAAAACGCCATCTGCGTTTGGTTTGCATTAAGAGCAATCATGCCGTACACGGTTGCAGGTACACCAGAAGTGACGCTGCCTGTACCTGCATAGATAGTGCCTGCAGCAGTTGCTCCAGAACCAGCGGTGGTCACGTACATTCTAGAAATGCGCAAGTAACTGTTGCCAGTATTGACTGCTGTTTGCCCATCTAAAAGAACAGATTCGCTAATTTCGTTGTAATTTGCGTCAAGACCAAAAATAGCAATTGATCTGGCGCCAGTTCCAGCAGAAGCATCGTCTGCGCTTGAACTGGAGATTTTCATTACAGTGGCTGCGGCAGGATATACATACGTACCCCCTTGAGCCCAAACTGTTTCAACGGACGTGCCGACATCACCGTTAATGCCAAACTTAAATAACGCCTTGTGCGCGTCAATCTGGCCTCTAGCTACTTGTAGCTCAAACGGCTCAAAGGTACCTTGCCTTGATACTGAGGAATAAACTCCCATGATTCAATCTCCTAAAGACGGGGGCCGAAGCCCCCTGGTTAATTAGGCCTGAGTCACGCCAAGAGCGCCGACGCGAGTTGCGTTAGGACCGGCTGCCAATGCAGGCAACAGGACCGCTACGACCAAGCGTTTAGCACCGTCAGCTGCCGACGAAGGAGCCACTGTGCCGCGAACGTCACCAGTAGTTGTCGTTGCTGTGGTAGTCACGGCAACAGCCACTGTAGCAGCGTCTTCTGCCAACGTATTGTCCCAACCCACGCGAGCCAAGTAGCCGCGGTTAGTGAAACGAATTGGGGAACCAAACACGTCGCCAGTGCCAACAGACACAGTCACGACTGGAGAGCCGCTGATTGTCGCGCTGGAAATCTGGTGGAAGGCTTTCTTGCCAGCAGTTGTAGTTGAAGCAACGGTGCCTGTGGCAATCACTTCGCTCATGGCCTGGCCGTAGATGTCAAAGCCAGACACGGTCACGTTGCGAGTTGTTGGTGAACCTGCGCCAGTTGTCACGGTCACTACGCGGGGCACGTCCAATTGAAGGACGGTGGTTCCTGCGGCAGTGGTAGTCGATGTGACGCCGGTTCCTGCAGTAAGAGTCACTGCGCTAGTCCATACGGAAGCAGCAGCAATGTTGGCAGCACCTTTAGTGAGTGGCACGGAGTCCCACACGTAGATACGGCCAAGAGGTCCAACGCCTTCTGACATAGGTGAGGGATCACCTAAGTTCATACCCATGTACGTAACGGCGGAACCTAAAAAGAGGTCATCTGAAAATTGAGGCATGTTGTCTTCTCCTTGAAAAGCTTGACAAATTAAAAAATGAAGAAAGGGACCGAAGCCCCTTTCCTTGATTACAGACCGGCAGTACCGTAGATAGTACGGGGATCTGTCCAACCTGGAATATAACGCTCGGTTGCTTTGTAGCGCATAGAGTCGGTTTCGAAATCACCTTCCATGCTCTTCTCAAGCTTACGACGCATCATCAATTGCAAGCCGACCTTAGCGTCTGTCTGCACCCACCAAGCGGTAGTTGAAGTCAAACGTGACAAGTTAGCTTGGCCACCGTCGATCATGCCCATCGAGTTGATCGGGTTGATGTCGTTGTTGCCAGTACCTGCGCGCAGGACGGACTTCAACAGCACTTCACCTTGGAACACGTTGCTAGGGCTCAACACCAACTTGGTAGGTGTCAAACGGATACGCTTACCATTGTTGTCAATGGCGTTGCGGATCTGGATGAGCATCTGCTCAAGCGATGTCTGCGACAAGTTAGCTGCAGTGGTCAACACATTGCTGAATGTACCTGAGGCAATAGGGTGTGCGGAGTTAACCAACGACACGCCGTCACCACCTGTGTACGCGCTATTGAAAGCACGATTCAGGATGTTGGCACACAAAGTTTCTTTAGTCTCAATCAGGGACTGTGCCAAGTGTTTGGCGTAAGTCTGACCGATAGAGATGTGGTCGCCGTCTTCCACGAGGACCTTAGTCAAGGCGAAAGCCAGACCGTAGACCTTGTAGACGTAACGAGCATTGAACAGCACACCACCAGATTGGTAAGTGACTGGCATGCCGTCAGGCAACTCAGGAGCCGCTCCGAAACCGTACAGAACGGGCTCTTCGTGGTAGTTACGTGGAATACCTTGACGCTCAGAGAAGACTTGCTTCCACTCATCAGCGCGTTGGTTATACAAGCCATCAAACTCTTCGTTTAAGATGGGCTCAACGATGGACCGAAAGTCCGTACTTCGCATTGGGACAGCCATTTTTTAGCTCCTTAGTAAGCGTTGATGGTGGCAACGTCCTGATGCTCAGAGATCTGAACTTGGACAATCGTATAAGCATCACCCCATGCATTGTCGGGACCGGGGGTAATTCCGATCACGCGCATTTGGGCAGTGCCGCCTGAAGCTACAACTGAGGCTGTATCCAACACAGCAGTGCTAAGACCCACGACGGTAGAACCGGCGGTGATCGAACCAAAGTCATATTGGTTACCGATATTGCTAATGTTCACAGCGCCATTGGCTTGGATCTGATAAACGATAGCAGGATCGCGCGTGATGTACGCGGTCACATCTGTTGCAGGGGTGTTCGCAATGAACTTGTTGGAAACACGACGGCGACCATCGCTATCAGTGAATTCAACACCCATGAAAGTGCCGACAAATGCATCGCCAGCAGCAGCCGGAGTTACAACACCAGTGGAAGTATTGATCTTCACAGGTTGGTATTGCAACAAGGTCACTGCAGCGTTGTCTGCCAGCGTAAAGGCTGCCGGGCGCACAAAACCACTTGCGTGGTAAATGGGCTGGAAGCCAAACGGTGTGCTAGTAGTAGACATGTTTGCTTTTCCTCATTAGAGAAATTGATGGATTAGTCGATCTCTTCAAATTTAGATCGACCAGGATTTTCACGCAATGCCGCAATACCATCACCTTCAATCACACGCCCGCCTGCAGCTGCTGCAGCTTCCTTGATGCCGTCCAAAACTGCTGTCAGTTTCTCGTCTTCGCGGGCAGGAGCCTCATGATGAGCCTCATGCATGAATCGCTTGTAGAGAGACAACGGCAACTTGAATGCGAGCATCTCGTTGACACCAAAAAACCCTTGCCATTCGCCTGTCTTAATGGTTACATATTCCCAGCCAGGCACGTCTTCGGCTTTAATCGGTTCATAACCCAGCCGAATCCGTTGTTGAATCGAATCGCGGGGGTTAGTGGTGGTCAACCAGCATGTGTGAAAGCCAGGGATCCTTGGTAGATCTGGCAATGCTTCATTAAAAAATTGAGATCTAAACATCTCAACACGATCATCGTCGCTAATGGCACGTTCTTCAGTCACCTTGCGTTCGGCGGCTCCACGTGATTGGCGGGTCAGGTCAGGGGATTTTTTCAATCGTTCGTCGTTCATTTTCCTCACTCCTTTCAGCGAGTTGAATTGTTTTCACGGTCCCACTTCGCGTACTGTTTCAAGTAGCGTTGGCGTAGGACGGGGTCTTCCCAAACTCCAGCATCAGTCATAGCTTGCTTTCGTTCTGGGGAGATATATACTTCACGGCGGGAAGACTGCGGGGCCTGGTCCCTGCTGGAACCAACTGGCGGACCTCTACGCTGTCCGCGGCGATCTTCATCTTGACTGTCGTCATAGTTACCGCTTCCTTTGGCCTCTGGCAATCGCTTGGCCACTCGCTTATCCAGCTCGCGCCAATATGCCTCTGTTTTTGGATTATAGCCAGATTCTACGAGCGACTGATCAATCGCCAGCACAATTTTTGAGGCCTCATCCTTGCCGTTGGGATCGTACCAGCTGTTCTTAGACACCCAGTCTTGGGCAAAGCCCGCGATGTCGGGGTCAGGACCAGGGGCCTGGTTTTGAACCTGTTGGGCTTGCTGCTGAATATTCTGGGCGGCCTCATTATGCTGGTGCTTATGAATCTGGAGCTGTTGCACCTTCTTCATGGCCTCATCACGGATACGAAGAGCCTTAGCAGCATCCTCCCCGTTGCCCGCCTCGATGGCGTGAGCCATGATGCGTTCAGCTGCCCGGACTTCTGCCACGGTGTCTGCAATCCTGGAGTCAAGGCCAGAGATTGTATTGGCCGCTGTTGTCTTCTCGACTTGGAACACGCGCTTTTCGAGCGCCTCGTTCCGTTGCCTCAGGAAGTTAAGCTCGGTCTTATCTCGCTCAATTGCCTGTTTTCTACGCGCTGCGCGATCTACTTTCTCCTCGCGGCGTTTGCGTCTTATGTCCTCACGTTCCTCGTTGTCGTCTGAGAGACGCGAGTCCTCTTGGCGGTCATCATCGTCGTCTTCCTGGTCATCACCTTGTTTGGTGGTTACAGGGACAAACTCGACTTCCTGAGGCTTACCGCCTTTTTGATCTTCATCTTCTTCGATGAGTAGTGTTTCTCCGGCCATGACCTGCTCCTTTCAGCAGTTAGATGAATGCTCTGATCGCAGTGGGATCTCCAGTAACCTTGGCAAGAATGTCTAGGTCATTGAACATCACAAATTCGATCTCCTCGTCATCGGACCTTACAGTCCAACGATCTCCTCCGTATTTAGGTGCACGGACGTAGGCACCAACTTCACACCACGAACCTTCGGGCCACGGTTCCATAGTGTTTCGATTCTTGTAAGCTAAGCAGCCGACTGCCACAACCTTGGCGATCTGTGTATTGCTGGCTTCTGTCTTTCTTGCTTCTTCCGGGATGTAGATGCCGCCAGCCGTCTGATTCTTGGCCTTGCGGACCTGGACGATCACACGTGAACCCAAGGGCTCGTGACAGCAATCGACTGCTGGGAAGGCCTCGTCCAATGAGGCGTAGTTGAAGGACATGGGGGTTTCAAGTAGCATTCGCTTCTCCGTATGCTGGGGTTAAAGATCTCGGGTTTTTATTTCGACATCGCGGACGACGCTGTTGATCAGCTGGATGGCTTTATCAAGGCCGGCGTAGACGCCTTGACGGTGACCATATTCGAAGCTGATGTCCTTGCCTTCGCCTGGACGGACTCTGATGGCCTCTTCTGCCACCTTGTCCTTCTCGGCCTTAATGGCCGCGATGAATTCTGCTAGCATCTATCGGCGACCACCCATGACGGTAGAGATCTGGTTAGGACCTTTTCCGCGCTGGCTGTTTGTGCCGCCGTTGCCGCCGCCTTCGCCTGTGACCTTCTCGGTCTTCATCTTGGCCATGGTCTTGTAGTTTGCATCTGGCAGGCCAGGTGTTGGTGAAGGATCGCTAGCGATCTTCTTGGCTTTTGGGTAACCTTTACCCATGGCCATCTGTTTGTGTAAGCTGATTGCTACCATAAATACTCCTTATGAGCGTGGATTGGGGTTTATTCCTGTCCCGGTTGAGACAGAAAATCTTTCGCCTGTTGTCACCTCTAAGGCGGCAAGCTGCTTGGCTGTTTGGTTGTCGGACTCGTTCATCTCCAAGCGAGCCTGGATCTGGGCGCGAACACGTTCGTCCTCGGCCTGTTGGCGAGTCTGCTCGATTTGGAGCTGGACCTGCAACTCTTGGATGCGAGCCTGAATGTCGGCCTGTTTGTCTGTACTGCGTTGCTGCATGTCGGCTTGCTTGAGCTGGGCGTCTTGCTGCAACTTGGCCTGAGCTGTTTGGGCAGCTGCCTGATCCTTGGCTTGCTGATTCTGCAATTGCTGCTGAGCAATCTGGATGCTCGGATCCTGTGGAGGAGGCGGTTGCATCTGTTGCAGCATCTGGATCGTCTGCTCGAGGATCTGCGGGATCTGACCAAACGTCTCTTGGCTCTGCTTGGTAACGATCTGGCTGGTTGTTGCCAGCAGCTTGTCCAATGATTGCTTCTCTTCGTCTGTTGCGTCCTTCTGAATCTCGCCGATGTCGACTTCAGCAGCATCTGAGGCTTCATGAAAGATCTGCGAGCCGTACCAAAGGATCATGTGTTCCTTGATGTGGTCCAAGATCATGGGAATGCAAGCAGGTCCAATGACCTTGTTGCCGCCAAACATTGGGTTGGTGATGAAGTCAAGGTGCACCTGCAAGTGAGCTAGGTGATCTTGCTCTGGGAACGCCACGATTGGACGGCGCATACAAGCTGCAATGTTCTCGTTGACCGCATTCAGCTCCAATGGCTTAGGAGCCGGCACCAACAGGTCCTTGCCTTGCGGTATCTTGAGCCGCTGCAAGAACATCTCCTCAACCTTGCGGAGATCGTACAGCTGAGGCATCTCCTTGGCCCGCTGCATGACGGCTTGTACTTGAGCAAACCGCTGGGTCTCACTGAAGATGTTGGGGTCACTGACTGGCACGACATTCATCGGGCCTTCAAAGTCCTTGCGCTTGACCATCAACTCGCCGGTCTCGTCAAACACTTCCTCTTCTTCGAGGTAAGTCTTATTCAGCCTGAACAGCACTTGCAGCACACGACCCATGGAGTCATGTAGACGTGCATGGATGGCTGAGAACACTGTCATGCCCTGCTCAAGGCGGGCCAAGGTCGTACCGACTGGGGTGTTGGCGTTGCTGTCAGCCAGGTCTTCAAATGTGGTACGAACTACGCCTTGACCAGCATCGACTAAGAAGCCAAGCAGCTGGAACAACACAGCACTTGGCGGGTTGTAAGGCATTGGCATCAGCATCTTGCGGATGTCGTCCTGGCCAAATGATCCTTCGATCTCCTTGACCTCGGTTGGATCCACACGGTCTGTCTGACCGCCGGTTCCTGACTTAAGCTTCAAGAGTCCAGGGAAGTTGTTGATGTGGGCTGAGTCAAGCAAGGCTCGCAATGCGCCTGTAGCACCAGCTGACAAGCCGCCAATCATGTGCGTCAGGCCAATTGGATAAGCACCACGCCATGGCACGAATGGGAAC